CAAGTACCTCCTAGCTCTACTAACTCAATCCCGGTCGTTTATGGCGATGCTTGGATGGGTGGTACGTTTGTTGATGCTGTTCTGACAACAGATCAGAAGACAATGTATTACGTCCTAGCGATCTCCAATATCTCGCCAAACGGACAGTTTACTTTTGATACTACAAAGTTCTACTACGGTGATCGTTTGGTAGCTTTTGATGGGACTGATCCAACTAAAGTTATATCTCTTACTGATGGGGATGGAAACGTAGACACCAAGGTTTCTGGCAACCTCTACATTAATCTGTACACCTCGACCGCTGCTGGCGTCATCACCAACGTCACGGGAACCTCTCCGTCCACGTTCATGGGCGGCACTGACATCGCTGCTGGCCTGCGTTGGACCGGAACTCGGCAAATGAATGGTCTGGCGTTTGCCATTGTCAAACTTATCTATAACCGAGATGCTGGGACTACTTCTCTCCAACCTGTTACTTTCAAGGTCAAACACGCACTGAATGGAACAGGAGTAGCAAAGCCTGGAGATGTTCTTTACGACTATCTGACATCTACAACTTACGGCGGAGCAGTTTCCGCAGCTTCAGTCAATACGACTGCTTGTAACGCTCTGAATGCTTACTCAGACGCCACGATCTCCTACACGCCTTCTGGAGGAGGTTCTGCCACTCAAGCGAGATACCGCATCAACGGAGTCATTGACACTGGCAGATCAGTGCTTGAGAACATAGACAATATCCTTACAGCCTGTGATTCTTGGTTGTCTTATCAAGCCTCTACAGGTCAGTGGACTCCAGTAATTAACAAATCAGAATCAACAGCTTTTGCTTTTGATGACTCCAATATCATTGGGGAAATTAAAGTATCTGTTGTTGATCTAGCTTCTTCTATCAACCAGATTGAAGTTTCATTCCCATTTAAGGATAACAAAGACCAGCCAGAATATGTTTTCCTTCAGACTCCTGCTGGGCTTCTTTATCCTAATGAGCCAGTAAACAAATACTCAACCAGTTTTGATCTGGTTAATGACTCAGTACAAGCCAGTTACCTAGCAAATCGCATTCTTGAGCAGGCGCGAGAAGACTTAATTGTTTCGTTCTCTACTGCTTATACAGGCATTCAGGTCGATGCCGGAGATGTAATTTCCGTAACTAATGCAGACTATGGTTGGTCTGCAAAACTATTCCGTGTTACCAAGGTACAAGAAGCCTCTCTTCCTGATGGCAATCTTGGCGCAAGAATAGAAGCCAATGAATACAACTCAAGTGTTTATGATGATGGCACTATTCAGCAATTTTCAGCAGTTCCTAATTCATCATTAGCTTCTGTTTATTTCTTTCCGTCATTATCCGCTCCAACTGTTTCCGATCAATTATCTGGAGACACTCCACCATCTTTTAGTGTTAATTGCCAACTTCCGTCTTCTGGAAGAGTTACTTCAATTAGTCTTTTTTATACAACCGCTACATCTCCAACACAATCTGATTGGAAGATTTGGGCTACTCAAGTTTCCCCAAATTCTCAGCCTTTTACACAAAGCGCGTCTATAAAATTTACTAATGTTGTTCTGAGTCCAGGTAATTATTATTTTGCATTTAGTGTTGCTAATGATTATGGGTCATCAGAACTGTCTGCTGTATCTTCTGTGTTGGCGTGGACAACCATTCCATCGTCATCATTCTTTGCTTCATTTTCGCCGTCATCAATACAAGTTCCAAGAAATAATGGAACACCATCTTTTACAGGAATTATTACTAGACTTTATGGTTCTAACTCTAGTGGCTCTGTTCAATTTGTAACGGCACAGAATGACACAGATGCTTCATTTGTAAACAATTCATGGAGAATTGGTGGATCGCCTACTTCTGGCGATGCAGATATTGTCACTACTGGCGGTCTTACTTTAGGGGCAATTACAGATGGCGGAACTTATGCTCAATGGGCTATACCAACTGCGATGACAAGTTCGCCAGCGACTCTTACTGTTCCGGTACGATATAAAAATGCATCAGGTAGTGTTATTCAAGCATCTACTGCTGAATTGCAGTATGTGTTTCTTGATGCCGGTTCTTCTTCTAGAATTTGTTATACATCAACTGATTTAGCTACTCTAAATTCAACACCAACAACAATTACTACTTCTGGGGCGGCAAGTTACCCAGCTAGCGGTTCTTGGGGAGCGACCATTGGAGGTGTTAATCAAGCATGGGTTGCAACTGCTCCAGTTATTATTGCTGGACAATCTGTATATCAAAGTGATGGAGTATATGATCCAATTACAAATAATACGGTTTGGAATGTCCCTTACTTGTCTACTCTTAAGGTCGGATCGCTTTCTGCCATCACGGTAAACACCGGAGCCTTGACGGTTCAGGACTCTTTGACGATTAGTAATCTTGGCAACATAAAAGGCGGTCAAACTGCATACAACACAGGAACTGGTTTTTTCCTTGGTTATTCTGGTACTGATTATAAGTTTTCTATTGGATCATCATCTCAGTCTTTAACTTGGGATGGAACAAGTTTAAATATTAATGGGAAGTTAGATTGCACCACAACTTATCAAAGCGGATTGTTTTATACAATCGCTAAATTTACTGATCCAGGCGGATCGTTTGCTGCCGATATTACAAATTGGTCAACAAACATTAAATCTAATGGGACTGCTGTTGCTGGATATGCTACTTATTTGGGAGTTATAGGAACCACATCTACATACCGTGGTGTTCAAGGCACCACCACTGGAGGAGTATCAACATATGCTGTATATGGAAATGGCGGCTCTGGAATTGGCGTTGGAGCTACATCTGGACATATAGCTGTTGAAGCTACGGCAACTGGTACTGGCACTGCTCTTTATGTTGCTGGCCCTATGCAAATAACCAGCACAACTTTAGTTACAAACCTCAACGCAGATAAATTAGATGGAAAAGATGCTTCTGCGTTTGTAGAAATTGCATCAGGAACTTCTAACGGAAAATATCTTTACTATGTAAACAATAATACTGCTCCGAATGATCCCAATAATAGAGCGGCATGGATCAAAGTATCAACTAATGACGGGGCTGTCGTTTGGTTCCCTGGCTACGTTTAAGAGGACAACATGAGAACACAAACAATTCCAGAACAAACGATCACTGAAGACATCATTTCTTTTGAACACAATGTCAATTCATTTGTCAGGGTTTTGGTTGGTAAGGGACAAGTAGTTGATGGAATTTTCCAGCCGTTTCCATCTCAGACTTATGAGTCCTATGTCATATGTGATACGCCTGGGCAAACAAACTCTATGACAGGCGAAGTAATCAAAGCAGATCAATTTTATTATTCAGAGTTGATGAGTGCAAATCCTTCGTGGGCACTCAACAAGCCTTCAGGAGTCTTTCGACAAGAAGACCTTTGGCACTTTGTTGATTTGATACGATCAAGGGTCTAGAATCAAGCAAAGACAAGACCGGACCCACTGAGCGAACTTGGTGGCTCTTAACCCTTGTAGGGGATGGTATGGCGCGTTTTTCAAAGAATGTCATTGCCCAGGTGTCTGGCTTTGACACTCCGGTCTTGTCCGGTGAACTGGTGTGGAACCAGAAGATTTTTTGGAACCTTCAATTCGTCAATGAAGGCACTCCAATCGATCTTACTGGCGCGACCGTCACCGCTCAGGTAATTCGCAGGACCGTGACAAATCTGATTGACACCCGCAATGGGTTGTCATTTGATGTTGGTGATTTCACTCCAACGCCAACATCAATCAATTTGACAGTAAGCAATTTTGTTCCGTTGAACGGATCATTCACCTTAGCTATTGATGACTCTGCGTGGAATTTATTGAACACTGATCCAGAGTTGACCATTGATAGGGTCAACCCTGTGGCATTCACAGGACGTGTCAAGATTTCCTTCCCGGCTCAGGGAGTGAACCCACCGTCAGACACCATAGTGTTTCTGTTCTTCCTGGTTCGCTCGGACGCAATCATTAAGGCGTAAATCATGTCATCTATCATCTCCAACGGAACAAACATCATCATTGAAGTTGACCAGGGTAAGGCCGGTCGAGGCATCACTAACGTGACACTGGTCACCGTTGGTGCCGACTACTATCTGGAGTTCGATTACACAGACGGAACCACGGAGCAAGTCGGCCCTATTGCGACAGTTGTTACTGAACTTGTTTACGCAGAAGTTCGTAACGCAGAAGCTACAACGATCCTGAAGGGTCAGCCCGTTTATCTTTATCAGGCTTCAGGCAACTTGGCTACTGTCAAGTTGGCCTACAACACTAGCGATGCAACGTCTTCTAAAACGCTTGGTCTTGCTGCCGAGAACATCGCTGCTGGAGCGCAGGGTCTTATTCTGACTCAAGGCACTTTGGCTGGAGTTGACACCAGTGCTTATTCTGAAGGCGACACGCTGTATCTAGGTGCTACGCCTGGAACCTTGACCGCAGTTAAGCCCAAAGCACCTAACCATCTTGTTTACATCGGCGTGGTTGAGCGGGCTAACGCTGGTGCTGGTCAGATTTACGTCAGGGTTCAAAACGGCTTTGAACTGGATGAGATTCACGATGTTCAAATTAATAGCCCTGCGAACGGTCAGACAATCATCTATGACGCATCCACATCTCTGTGGAAGAACGCAAACCTGACTGCTGGTGCTGGTATCACGATTGTCAACGGGCCTGGATCTGTCACGATCTCAGCGCCTCAAGTCGGCACGGTTACCTCGGTTGATGCTTCTGGTGGCACCACCGGGATGACGTTCTCTGGCGGGCCTATAACCGCCTCTGGAACGCTCACAATGGCCGGTACGCTTGCCGTGGCTAACGGAGGTACTGGGGTCACTACGTCAACTGGAACGGGATCAGTTGTTCTGTCAACAAGCCCGACGCTGACAACTCCCAATCTTGGAACCCCTTCTGCTGCTACGCTGACCAACGCAACGGGTCTGCCTTTGACCACGGGTGTGACGGGAACGCTTCCTGTTGCCAACGGTGGCACGAACGGTACGGCTTCTCCTGTTGCTGGTGCGGTGGCCTATGGCACGGGCTCGGCCTATGCGTTTACGGCTGCTGGTACGTCCAATCAAGTCCTGATCAGCAACGGCGCTTCTGCTCCTACTTGGTCGAATCTTTCCTCGTTGGGTGTCACCACCTTCAGCGCAGGCACCACAGGCTTCACTCCTTCTTCTGCCACCTCCGGTGCAGTCACCCTCGCAGGCACCCTTGCAACGACGAACGGCGGCACTGGGCTGACCTCTTTCACCGCCAACGGAGTTGTCTACGCAAGCAGCACAAGTGCGCTGGCTACGGGGAGTGCGCTGACGTTTGATGGGAGCAGAGTCTTTACTGTTGCTGCCGCAGCCAACAACGCTGTCATCGCGGCTACTGCAACTACCAATCAAGCGGCATTTTTGTCGGCGGTTGGGCATGGCAATACACAAGGCTCTACATCGTTTGACATCATTCAAGACCAGTCGTTTGCCTATGTTTTCAACAGGGCAAATACACCGATGTTGTTTGGTGTCAACAATACTGAACAAATGCGCCTCACCAGCACCGGGCTGGGGATTGGGACGAGTTCGCCTTCAGCAAAACTTCATATATACGAAGCAACGGCAGCGGCGACCCGTATTCGCGTGTTGGCAAACGGTGGTCAGCAAGCAGCACTTCAACTCGCAGGTAACGGAACCACATTTGGAACTACAAGTTTTGATTTGTTCCAAGACGGTGGCAATGATGCGTATGTCGCCAATCGTGCGAATGCCTCATTGCAATTCTGGACCAACAACACCGAACGCATGCGCCTCGACCCCTCCGGCAACCTCGGCTTGGGGGTGACGCCGAGTGCTTGGCTTGCCGGAACAAGTGCTTTTGAAGTAGAGGCAACAGGCAATCACATTTGGGGGCCGAGCGGGAATAGCCTTTATGTCGGCTCAAATGCGTACTATGACTCAAGCTGGAAATACGCCGCTACAGGTTTGGCCGCAACATATCAGTCTGCTGCTGGACAGCACCGCTGGTTCACCGCCCCCTCCGGCACCGCAGGCAACGCGATCTCGTTTACGCAGGCGATGACGCTGGATGCTGATGGAGACTTGGGGATTGGTACTACCTCACCCGGCGTGCGTCTAGATGTTAACTCCGGCGCTACCGCGATTGTTGCCAACTTCAACTCCACCAATGCCAACGGAAACTACATCCGTTTCCAGAATAGTGGGACAAGTAATGGCGACATTGGTAGCGGCGCAAGTCTCGTTTCAGGCGGAGCATTAGCAGATTTTGGCATCAACGTACGCGGTGCCAACAACCTGATACTCGCCACAAACAGCACCGAACGCGCCCGCCTCGACGCCTCCGGCAACCTCGGCTTAGGGGTTACGCCGAGTGCGTGGAACAGTTCTGCATCTGTAATTGAGCAGAAAAACGG